AGGTTGGTATGCTTACATTCTCAACATCTGCTCTCACAACTGGTGGTGCAGTAACTTGGGGTGGTGGCGGTGTCGGTGTTAATGAAACAAGCATCGGTCAATTTGCTGGAATGAATGTTGTTATTGATTCTCAAGTTAATACAGTTCAGCCTGGTACAACAGGTCATCAAAAAGAGTTCCGTTGCTACTTAATTAAGTCAGGCACAATTCTTGAAGGTGAGCAATCTCCTCTAGGTATTGAATCAGATAGAAACATCTTATCTAAGCAGGATGTTATGTCTGTTGATTACCACAGTGCTTATCACGTTATGGGAACTAAGTGGACTTCTGCTACTGACAACCCAACTAACGCACAGTTAGCTAACGATAATAACTGGGCGATCACATATGATGCTGATTTAATTCCTATTGTTGAGCTAATCGTCAACTCACCTCTTGATACAGGTACTAATCCTTAGTACTTCTTAATGGGTGATTAATAAACCTCATCAAATATTGGTGGGGTTTTTTCTTTACGCTACAATAAAACTAAATTACTTTTTGGATCGTGGCAGCCACTATAGACGCAACAATAAAGGGGGCAAATGCTAATAGTTATGTTACTCTTTCTGAATCTAACGACTATTTTGATACTTCTCCCGATTCTTCTACTTGGACTAATAAAACAGATGACCAAAAAAAGAGAGCATTAATATCTGCGACAAGATGGATTGATACTATGGTTTATTACGGTGATAGATGCAATACAGGACAAGCTTTAAAATTCCCTAGAACTAATTATCAGGTGGATGGAGTGGAACTATCTTGCTCAACTATCCCTCAAAATATAAAGTATGCACAATTTGAACTTGCAAGAGCTTTAGCTAATGATACTGATGCTATAACGGGCACTACTGGTAAAGATGGAAACTTTAGTGAAGTACAGCTGGGAGATATACAGGTTAAATATAATACTGATAGTCAAGGAACTGGTTCTGTTAATAATATCTTGGACGTTTATCCGTGGTTACAAAGTTATTTAGGAGCATATCTTTTAGGTGGTGCTGGTAGTTTTCAACTTAGAGTGGTTAGAGGATAATGGCAGGACAATTAGACACAGCATTTAAGCAGATTGCAAAACAAATCGTAGCAGATCTTGGTAACTCTTTTGATACAACTATTACTTATACAAAGAAAGCATCTGGAAGTTACAACACAAGTACTGGAGTATATACGACAACTGATACTACGTTTGCTGATATAAAAGTTCCAATAGAATTTATAAAATCAGAAGAAGATGAAGGTAAAGAGATGAGACAGGCAAAATTATACATAACGCCCGATTTAATAGGTGATAATCAAGTGGATTTTGATGATGAGATTACATTAAGTTATGCAGGATCTAATGTTACTGCAAAGATTTATGATATCGATACGAGGAAAGGTGGGCAGGTTTATTTATATACAGTATTGGTACGATTCTGATGGCTAAAGACTTTTTAAAAAGTGATATTGTTGGAGATCTTGAAGCACAACTAAATCGTGATTTTAATACTGTCATAAGAAAAGCACATAAGAGTTTAGGTACAAAAACTCATAGTCCAGTCCGAACTGGTTTCTTTGCATCAAGTTGGAAAGTTGCTAATACTCCTCCAAAAGCTAAAGATGATATTCTTAAATTTAATCCCTGGGCAGAAATGAAAAGAAAAGAGTCCTTAGCTTTTTTTAAGAAAGATAGAGGTTTTAAACATAGTCCAAAAATACAACCACGATTTAAAGTAACAAGAACATTTAATATTAAAAAAACTGTTTTTATTGGTAATACAGTTAAATATGCAGCTTACGCTTTAGAAGGAGGAAAAATACAAAATTTTGTACAAGGTCGTATGGGTCAGATTATTAAAGAAAACATGAAAGAAAAGAAAGGTAAATTATTCTTACTTGGAAAAGAAACAGGAGGTTTTGGTGGAGTAACTCCTGGAATTGGTTATGGAGATGTCTTATGACTTTAGTAAAAGCAAGAGCAGCATTTGAAAAAGCAGTTACAGATGCAGTTGTGGCAGCAGATAACACGGTTTCTGTTGTCTACGACAACGTTAGTTTTGTAACTCCAGGTAAAGCTGAAAAATATGTTGTAATGAATGTAAATTTCATACAGTCAACTCTTCAGAATCACGGAGCAGCTTCCAGTTATTACGCAGGTGTTGTTCAATGTAATGTTTACGTCCCAAAGAGTAATGGAACGTCCGTTCTTTCTGCTATCAGCGAATCAGTTATAGATGGTTTGATCTCAGTAAACGCTGCTAATTATACTGATACTTTTAGCGTAACTCCAAGAGTTCAGGATATAAATGGCCCTACAATGCTTGAAATAGAAGATAGAAGTCATTTCGTAGGTGTAATATCTTGCCAATTCTCAGCAAACGCCTAGTATAATAAAGTAGCAATACTTATTTTATGACAAGAGCGATTGAACTTCTGAAGAATAGTTTTGGTGTAAGATGATGTAAATGATTTTGCATTAGCTTTGATGATTACAAAAGCATTAGATAAAGATGGTAATAGACTTTTTCAAGATGGTGATAAGGCTTCATTAAGAAGAGAAGTTGAAGCTAATATCTTGCAGGAAATACAATTGGCGATGATAGAAGCTGGTCAGACTAAGGGGGTGGAAGAGGCTAAAGCCGAATTAAAAAGCTAGTAACAATTGGCAGTTTATATTTTCATTAGCGAAGGAATTAGGAAAGACTGTAGCTGAACTATCTGAAAGTATGACTATTGAAGAATTGATAGGATGGATGGCTTTTTCAGAAATAGAATATGAAAATTTTGAAAAACAACGACAAGAATCACAGAGAACTAGTGCTTTAAAAGGTAAAAGAGGTAGAATGAGATAAATGTTTTGATTTTTAGAAGTGGCTAATTATGAAGTTAATTTAGAAATAGCCCTGAGAGGTGCTGAAAAAATAAAAAAATTTAGAGCAGAAACTAAAGCTTTATCAACAGAAATTAATAAATTTAATAGAGCAGTTGATAAAAAGATGGGGAAGAAAAAGGGAGAAGGGAGTTTTGTTCAGAGTTTTAATAATTTATCAAAAGAGGTAAGCAATGCTAGAGCACAACTTAATAAAGCTGCGATTGGTACGGACCAATTTAATAAAGCAGTAGAAAATACTGTTAAAGTTGAAGAAAAATTTAATAAAGAATTAAAAAAAAGAGATAGAGCTTTAAAAGTGCAAAGAATTGCACAACAAAAAGGCATCTCACTTGCAAAAGCAGAAATAGTGTTAGAAAGACAATTAGCGAAAGCAAAAGAAGTAACAGCTAGAAAGGAAAGAGGCAAAAGATTTGGTCAAACTATATCTAGTGCAGCTATTGGTGGAGCGTTTCCATTACTGTTTGGACAAACAGGAGCAGCAGCAGTTGGTGGTGGAGTTGGTGGACTTGTAGGTGGAGCTATAGGTGGACAATTTGGTTTTGCTTTATCTATTGTTGGTACTGCAATAGGTTCTGCTGTTGATAAAAACCAAAAATTTAATGAATCATTAGCTGTTTTGAATGCAAGATTTTCAACTGCAAGTGGTGGTAGTAAATTAATTGCTAAAGATATTGATGAATTAGCAAAAAGATTTAGAGTTACAAAAGAAGAGGCTTTTGGTTTATTAGAAAGTTTTAAAGAATTTGATAATCCTAGATTAAGAAAGTCATTAGTAGAAGTATTTGGTTCTGATAGTGGAGCTTTTCAGGGATTAGGAGGATCAAATCGTCAAGCAAAATTAGCACAACAAATATTTGAAGCTAGAAAAGAAATTGGAGATCAACAAGCAACACAGTTGTTACAACAAAATCTTATTAATGGAGCAGAGGTTATAGAATTAGCTTTAATTAGAGCAAAAATTAAAGCAAGACAAAGAGATCAAATAGAACAAGCAAAACAAGTAAGTCTTTTCCGTCGAATTGGAGCAGGTTTTCAATTAAAAACAACAGCAGATGTAATTGATGAACGTATTAAAAAGTTAAATAAAAAATTTGCAGAAACAGAAGATCAAACAGTTAAAGATACTATTGAAGGTTTAAAAATTCTTAGAGAACAACTTGGATTAGTCAATGAAGCTCAAGGGCAGTTTGGTCAGTCGGGAGTATTAGCTTTTAGTGCTATTACAGATAAAGTTAAAGATCTTCAAGATGAAATGAAAAAATTAACAAACCCTATATTTCAAGTAATAACTCTTTCTGAAACAATGGCTAGATCATTTGAAGATTCATTTGTAGGAATAATTAGAGGAACAATGTCTGTTGGAGATGCGTTTAGAAATATGTTAAATGCAATGGCAGATCATTTTATAAAAACAGCAGCAAGAATGATGGCAAATAAACTTCAACAAGGTTTATTAGGATTACTTGGCAATGCTTTTGGTGGAGGTTTTGGTGGCACAGGTAATGTTGCAATGAATATTATAGGGGCTGGTCAATCTTCTCTACAGGCTCTAACGCCTTTTGGTACTGCTAATCAATTTGTAGGGAAATCTTCTGCTATTGGCTTTGCAGCCGATGGTGGTCGTATTCCTGGTGGAAGGCCAACTGTTGTGGGAGAACGTGGGCCAGAACTGTTTACACCTGGAGTATCAGGAATGATTACACCAAATCATGCTCTTGGTGGTTCTACAAGTATTGTTGTAAATGTAGATGCTTCTGGTTCTTCTGTTGAAGGTGATGAAGAACAGGCAAATGCTTTTGGCTCTGCCATAGCTACTGCTATACAATCTGAATTAATTAAACAAAAACGTCCTGGAGGTTTACTTGCATAATGGCTACCTTTCCCTCGATTACCCCAACCTACGGAGTTCAGAAAAGATCAAAACCAAATACTAAAACAGTAAAACTTGGTGATGGTTATGAACATAGATTGCTTTTTGGCTTAAATCAAAACCCTAAAATATTTAATTTAACTTTTGAAGTATCAGAAACAGACGCAGATACGATTGAAACTTTTTTGGATGCCAGAGCAGTTGATAGTGCCAGCTTTACGTTTACACCACCTGGAGAATCTAGTTCCTCTCAATTTGTCTGCGAATCATGGAACAAATCAATACCATATTTAAATCGTGCAAGAGTACAGGTAACATTCAGAGAAGTATTTGAACCCTAATGCCAATACCAGTATCAGAACTACAGAAGATTAATCCAAGTTCTATTATTGAACTTTTTACATTGACCTTAGATAGCACATTGCATGGATCTACAGATGTGCAGAGGTTTCATGCAGGTACAAATAAATTAGATAATACAGACATCATTTGGCAGGGCAATACATATCAAAAGTTTCCATGTCAGGCAGAAGGTTTTGAATTTGATGGAGCGTCTAAATCTATCCCTCGTCCTACCTTTACAATCAGTAATATCTTAGGAACTATTACCGCTTTGTTCGCCACTGTTAATGCTGTCACTGCAAATAATGATCTAAATGGTGCAAAATTTACAAGGATTAGAACACTTGCAAGGTATTTAGATGCTGCAAACTTTACTGGCGGTACAAATCCATTTGGAACTCCTGATACAACACAGGAATTACCACAGGAGATATATTTTATAGATAGAAAAGTAGTTGAGAACAGAGAAGTAGTGCAATTTGAATTGGCATCTGAACTTGATTTAATTAATTTACAACTTCCTAAAAGAGTTGTTACAAGAGATCTGTTTCCTGGTGTTGGTACGTTTATTAATCAATGACATGGCAGGAAGATGCTCTTGTTCATGCAGAACAGGAAGCACCTAGAGAATCATGTGGTCTGCTTGTTAATTATTTGAATAAATATAAATATATTCCCTGTAAAAATCTTGCTTTACATAATGATTTACAGTTCTCGTTAGACCCTTTGGATTGGGCTGATACGGAGGATAGATATGGAAGGATTTATGCTGTTATACATTCTCATCCGATTGGTACGGAGCATCCAAGTGAGGCAGATGTTATAAGTTGTAAACGATCCAATAGAACTTGGTATATTATTGGACTAAAGACAAAAAGATGGTTT